CAGAATGTCGCAGGTTCAAATCCTGTCAGCCCGACCGGAGCCCTTGGAAACATTAGGTTTTCAAGGGCTTATTTTTTCCGTCGAAAACAATCCGCATACAAATGCATACAAACGCCGCGGAACCTCCATGCCCGATTCACACGAGTTCGCGCTCGCGGAGGGCTCCGATCGCGTCGGCCACGTCGTCCAATCGTTCCGGCCAGAGCGCCGTGTAGGTGTTCAATGTGATGCTGGGAGAGGAGTGGCCGAGCTGCATCTGCAGGGTCTTCACGTCCGCGCCCTGGGCGATCGCGAAGCTCGCGTATGTGTGGCGCAGACTGTGTATGGTCACGCCCGCGTCCTCCATGCCGGCCGCTTTGACGGCCTTGTTCCATATCCTTGTCCGCCACGTGTTCGTCCAGACGTTCCCGCCACGGGTGGCACGGAACAGCCAGTCGTCATCACCCATGCCATCCATCTGCGCCTTGATCTGCGGCATGAGGAACCGTGGTATCGCGATGTTGCGGGCCTTGCCGTTCTTCGGGGTGCCGAGCATGCTGCCGCCGTGCCCGTCGTCAGTCCATGTGCGGCCTATCCTGGCGCGCCGCCTGTCCGCGTCCACGTCACCGACCTTGAGGGCAAGCGATTCGCCTATGCGGCATCCCGTATAGGCCTGCCATCTGACCAGCAGACCGTCCACCGGCTTCCCGATCCTCTCCGCCTCGTCCGCGAGCAACTCGACCTCGCGGACCGAGAGGAACACCATGTCATCGTCGGAGACGATCTTCGGCACGGTGACCCTGTCCACAGGATTCTCACCGATCCACCCGTTCGAGACGGCGTAGTCAAAGATGCCCTTGAGAACGACTTTCATGATATTGCGGATGCTTCTCGCGCTCAGCGGCTTCGAATCACGCCCGTCCGGCAACGCGGCCGGATAACCACCGTCCATGAGCTGGCCGACCCACTCCTGCAGCATGTCAGGGCGCAGCTCCCGCAACGTCATGCCACCCCATTTGGGCAGGATGTACAGGCGCAGCTCCCTCGCATACCGGCCTGCGGTGCCGGGTTTCAGATCAACCTTCGACGCGAGCCATTCGCCGGCCACATCATCCAGGACACGAAGCTCCTGACGAGGATCGCGGTAGCGTCCCCGCCGGATGTCGTCCTCCATGGCCGCGGCATATTCCTGCGCTTCGGCGAGCCTGGCGAACTGCTTCACCCTCTGCACACGTCTACCGTCCTTGACGATGGTCCAATGACAACGCCAGCGCATCCCGACTCCATAACGGCTTTTACGCCACTTCTCAGGCACATTGGCCTTCATCGGATCGCGTGAGTTCGCCAAAGAGCGTTTGGCCGCGCGACTCGGCGGATTGCCATCATCGTCATTCTTGAGCCACAGATCATCAATGGTCACTTTCATGGCGCTTCTTCCCACATGTTTTTCACCCCGGCGCTCGCGGTATGCGGGTGGCCGGGGTCATTTTTTATAAGGAATCCGAACGGGTATAAGGCTCTATAAACACGTATAAAGGCGTATAACTATTGCACGCACACGCCGGAATCATGAAGCAGCTGCCGATAATCCAGCAACACCTGCACGGTCACACCCAGCTCCGTGGCCATCATCCACGTATTGCCCTCGTACACCGTCTCGGCCATGCCGTAATCCACCGGCGATATCAACGCCAACGCGGTCTCCCTGCGGCAACGGCGCTCGCATTTGATTCCGTATTGGCTGCCACAGCCGGGGTCGTGGTGTCTGGCGTGGATGAGTTCGTGGCACAATGTGCAGCGGCGTTGGAATCCGGCCAGCCGTTCGTCGATGATGATGAGACGGAGCGGATCGTAGTAGATCCCGCACCTGTCTCCGGCCAACCGGCGTTCCTCGATCCGGACTCCCAATGTTTCCGACCAGGATGTCAGGATGCGGTCATTCACCTGTTTCGGCATCCTCGTTCCTGAAGCCCGTTCCCTCGATGCGCTTCTCGTCGCGCTTCGCCCTGCGCTCGACCTTCTTGATGTCCTCCATCGCCGGAAGGTCCTCCGGCGCGATGCCACGGCTGAACAGGCTCTTTCGCACGGCCTTGTTGTTGTCCACATGCTCCCGTGTGATCGCCGACGTCCCGTGCAGGTCACGTTCCTGGATCCCGTAGTTCGTCATCTGCGTGGCGAGCTGCTTCGCCGTCACGGCGATCGGATGGAGCACATCGGCCAGCGGACGGCTCTTCGGCACATCGAGCTTGAATTTCATTTCCGTCGTGCTCATGCCGAATAGCGCCTGATCGCCGCGTGAACGGATCACGCCGAAGTCCTTCTCTCCGACCCCGCGCTTGTATGCGAGCGAGCTGAGTTGCTTCTCCTCGGCGGTCAACGCGTGCCTTCCCGCGATGCGCAGGATCTCGCCCATGCGCTGCTCCAGAAGCTCCGCGGTACGTGTCTGCACGGCGAAATAGCTTTGCAGCAGTGCGACCTCCTCTTTGCGTGGATCGCCGTTCTGGGCCACCAGATAGCAGGCGTAACGGGTCAGCTTCACATCATCGATGGAACGGATGGCGCCGCTGCCAAGCTCGACGTCCCGTTTGGCATCGCGAAAATGCGCTTCGACCGGCTGCCCGGCGTTCTGGCATGCCGATTGGGCGCGCTGTATTACTTTTGCGAAGTTCTCCCATTTCGTATAGCCCATATACTTCATCAGTTCTCTTGCGTGCCAGAATTCCACGCCATTCTCATCCTTATTGAGGAGCGTATCCAAGGACGCGGCGTATCGGGCAATGGTTTCCTTGTCCATATTTATCCTTTCCCAACCATTTTCCTGACGTCGGCAAAATGGTCTATTGCTAATGTTTCCAATGGTTTTTGGCCGGATTGCCGTTCACTGCTTGGCGGTCTTCACCACTGTGGTGGTGCCCATCGCGGTGGTCTCCCAGCTGACGCCGTCCGCCTTGGTGTAGGTGAAGTCCTTGGTGGCGTCCTGCGAGCCGAGCAGGGACGCCTGCATCGCCGCGGTGTCTCCCTGGCTCGTCCACTTCCAGTCGCCGGCCTTGTCCGGCGCATTGTAGGAGCCCTTCCAATACAGGCTCTTCGTATCGCCGTTGTCGCTGACCCACTGGACGGTGATAGTGTCGGCCGTGATCTCGGCCTCCATCCAGGAATCCGTGCTGCCGGAGTTGGTCTGCTGCCACGTGCCGGTCAGATCCGCAGGCTGTTCTACCGGCTTCTTCGTCGTCTGCGATTGGCTCGTGCTGCCGGCGTCGGCGGTTTTGGCGTCACTGGCGTTGCCGCATGCGCCAAGCCCGAGAATGAGCAGACCGGCGACGGCCGTTGCGATTGTCTTCCTGTACATGGTTTCCTTCTTTCCTTGGTTGATTTGCATTAAAAATTCAATCTCTTGGCGTTTCGGCTTCGAGTGCCTTGTTCGGATCGTCGTTGGCAGCCACGCCGAAATCCTCCGGACGGGAAGCGATACGGTCAACCAGCTCATCCGTGACCCGAAACTCGCGCTCGCGGGCCTTTGCGCGGTTAGCACGGTCGACAAATTTTTCAGCCTCTTCAATGAGTTCATGTGGATTGATTCCGAAGACTTCTGAAAGTTGAGCGATTTGCGTCACCTTTATGTCGCGCTCATTTTTCAGCATTCTGATTAGAGTGCGCTCCGGCACGCCAGATTTCTCCGAAAGATCTTTAATGGTTAATCCTGCTGCAGATCGTTCTGCGGCAATTGCCTTTGCAGTCGCTTCATTAATGTCCATATGGACAGTATAGCGACTGAAATTCTGCTATCAACTGCCCATTTGGGCGTGTTGTACTTGCATACTGCCCAAATGGGCACTACTATGCAAAGCATGGACAGCATGAAGTACTCAGCAACAGTCGCAAGACGAGTTGGCAAAGCTCTTTCCCGCGCAAAATTCAGCATTTCCGAAGCATCGGAGAAATCAGGAATTCCACGAGTCACATTGACAAGGAGGCTCAAGTATCCAGCGTCATCGCCATTCACAGTTCGTGAATTGCATCAAATTTCAGAAGTCGTTGGATGTGACGTCAGCGACTTCTTTGTCAAAGAAAAAAAGAGTGAATTTGTTAAGCGCTCGCCGACGGAAGCGATCGAAGAACAGAATCAGGCGCTCGCCGATGCGCTGGAAAACGCGACAGCCAACAATGCCAACAGCAAGGAGGAGAACTGAAATGAACACGTCGTTCGATATCACCGACATCGACTGCGCGCCCAAAGAACTCGAGGACGCTCTTGGCGTGAGCGGGAGAACGCTCTTCGATCCCAGTGAGCATCCGATCCATGTGGACATATGGGACGGCAAGGCATACGTGACCTTGGCTGAAATGATCGAGCTCGAAGGCGACGCACTGTGCCACTTCCTGGCTATCGTCTTTCCGGCATCGCCATCGGCAGGTCCATACGTTCCGTCGCCTGCGGGGAATCGAGCCAACTGATGATGACATTATCCGCTCGCCCAAGAACGGCGGCGACGAACTCGAACTTGCGCGACGACCCCTTTGCCATGTCGCCCAACACAACCGGTTCGCACCCATCGGTCTCCAAGCGTACGTCATACGCGTCGAACGTGTTGCGGTTCCTGATCACGAACATGACGTTGTTCGGGCTCGGACTTGGATGCTCGATGACCCAGTCCGGAACGGACACCTTGCGTTCCAATAGATTGACCTGCCTATGCAGCGAATCCGAAGAGTCCCGCATGGCGTCCAGTTGCTCCGAGAACAGCGAGAGACGTCTTTCGAACCTTTCCGTATCGGTCCTCCCACTATTCGCGGCCCTTCTCCCGGTGATGACCCAACCGGCGACGGATACGCCGATAGTCACCACCCATCCAGCGATGGTCACCCATAACCCATTCATCGATTCTTCTCCTAACTGTTCGGCCCGCACGTCGCAAATGCGGGATGACACCGATTTTAGGAGAGGGCCGGGCGGTTCTCCTAACGCCGCCCGGCATCACACACGCAAAGGAGGCGCGTGATGGATGACAAAGAGGTGTTCGCCGCATTGGCGGCGGCGTTGAAGCCGATGAACACGACGAAGGACATCGCGGACAACTGCGGCATCAAGGAAGGCACCCTGGCGTACTGGCGTAGCGCGGGCATCGGCCCGAAGTTCGTGAAGGTGGGACGAATCGTCATGTATCCGAAGGAGCAGATGATCGCCTATTTCGCGCAACACCTGTACCAGTGCACGGCCGAATACGAGGAAGAGGTGGGTGCGCGATGACCGACAACGACTGGCGTACCGATACCCCGTGGCCTGATCCATGGGAAGAAAAGGAGGACAAATGAGCGACATCCGCAAAGCCTGCGTCGAAGCGATATTCAGGGGATTTGAGGACGAGGGCGACGCCATCCGTCCGGCCTATGCCGGCGGGTGGGACGACATCGAAGCAAGGCGTTCGCTCGGTCACATCGTCGGATACATCGACCTCGACGTGGCCGGCCTCGTGGACATCGTCATCGACACCATCAACAAGGAGCTGTGATGGAATCAATGCCTCTGGCTGTTGGTCAGGCACTGCTCGACTTCGTCGTTGCGACTGGCGCCGTGCTCCGTAGTGTAAGCGACGTGGACCGTCACACGACAGGATCCACGTCCGAAGTAGGTGAAGCCGGGTTGGGCGTTCAGACGGTCGATGCCGGCCTGGTCTTCGAATATCTGCTTGGAGAAGAACTCGCTTTCGAGCGCGATCTCTCCGAACGGCGCAACCTCGTCGACGTGCCGTTGCGCAACGGTCTGGTCTTTGAAACGGACGAACACGGACACGTCTCGTGCTATGTCGGGGCAATCGTTGACAAGGAAGACGGTCGAGGTTTCTCCATCGTATTCGACCCGCCACTTGTGGACCGTCTGGTCGGCGGTGACGGACAACGCCCGCTGGCTGATCGAGTTCGCGTCTGCAGCTATCTCGTTCGCCTTTCCTGCAAGGCGGTTGGCCTGCTCGGCGGCATGCTTCGATTCGACGGCGATCCGGTTGGCTTCCTCAGCCGAGCCGTTCGCCTGCTCCGAGAGCTTGTTGCCATGGCGCGCCTGGAACAAGGCGACACATCCGGAGACACCGCCAACCAATCCCGTGATGGCGCCAACGACGCCGGTGACCGCATTGATGTCCATTCCATCGATTCTACGGCCGGAGGCGAACGATGAAGGTTCTTGCCCTCGTCATCCTGCACCAGCTGCTGTTCGCGGTGTGGCTGCTGGCCATGTGGGTGCTGTACTGCACGCCGGCCTGCACGCACCCGATCGAACACCTCATCGCCGTGCCGTTCGCGGTGCTCATCCCCGCGGCCGTCATCATGCGCCGCCTGTGCTCGGACCCACGCTTCATCCGATGGGTGGACGAACTCGAGCGATGAAAGACCTGGGCGGCTCCTCACACATTGCGGCATGGACGTGGTTCGTCATGCGCGGCCATGCCTGAACCGCCCGCGCGTCAAGGAAAAGACGTTAAAACCAGCCGGACGGGTCATCTTCTCTCTTCTCCTCCCGCCCGGCCCTCGCCGGGGCCCGCGAACGGATGCGGGCGCCATGGATCGGCGTGTTCAGGTCACGCCGGCGGATGGATGCGCGGTTCGAATCCGCGCCCCGGCACGACATCAATCCAAAGGAGGCAAACGTTGCCAAGCAAAACACCAAGCAGGCCAGAAGGCGAGAAGTGGTTCGAATGGCCGCTCACACCCGCCAGCGTCGGCATGACGGCCGCCGAACTGATCGGCGAACTGTACGAGACCATCAGCACGCTCAACCACGACCGTGGCTGGAACCTCACCATGGTCGCGCCGGCGCGCTTCGGCGAGATCGTCATCGACCGCGAGGCCGGATGCCTCCGCGCGAAATGCGCGTGGAAGGCCAAGGACCCCAGCCAGCTCGGCCCGGAACCCGCCGGATACGTGAAGGGAGCCTGACATGGCCATCGGAGAGACCGTCATCACCATCGTCGGCAACCTCACCGCAGATCCGGAACTGAGGACCACCGGCCAGGGCGCGCAGGTCGCCAGCTTCACCATCGCCAACACGCCACGCCAGTACAACCGGCAGACCGGACAGTACGAGGACGGAGACGCGCTCTTCCTCCGCTGTTCGGCATGGAACGACCTCGCCCAGCATTGCGTGCGGTCATTGGCCAAGGGCATGCGGGTCATCGCCCAAGGCAGGCTCAAGCAGCACTCGTATCAGGCGCAGGACGGCACCAATCGGACCGTCGTGGAGCTGACGGTCGACGAAATCGGGCCATCGCTGCGGTACGCGACGGCGCAGGTCGCCCGCATCAGCCGCCAGGGCGGTCCCGTCTACGGCAACCCCGCATCGCCGCAGCCGACCGTCAACACCGGCGCCGGTGGCTGGAGCCAACGGCCGCAACAGTCGGCGCAGACACAGCAACCCGCCCAGCCGCCGGCCGATGATCCGTGGGGCGCGCCGGCGTCCGACCAATCGTCATTTGGGGACTTCGGCAAACCGGATCAGGAACCGGAATTCTAAAGGAGGAAGCAATGAAAGCCAGCGAACAACAGGCGCTCATCCCGCAGGAAGCCACGCCAGACACGCTCATCGACCTCATCGGCAAGACCCAGCAGGTCACCAAAGCCGCGGCCGTCGTGCTCAAGGCATGCCGCACCGTCATGGACACCAAAAACAAGCAGGAGCACATCGACAAGTGGGGCGGCATCCACGCCATCACCGAAGCCGTGTACGACTGCGCGGACCTCGCTCAGCGCATCCTCGACGCCGGCCTGGCCATGGAGAACATGTGCGCGAAGCCGGCCACGTCACGGCAGATGATCCTCATCGACGACCTGCGCCGCAGTCTCGACATGGACGATGGCGACGTGGAGGCGACCGTCGATCCGGACACCGGCGAGATCGACTGAACCACAGGAAGGAGAAGAAGAGATGTGGTTCATCATCGACGACCAGATGGCCGACGACAGGCGCATCCGCCGCCTGCCGCTCGCCACCGTGGGCCTGTGGGTCAAACTCTGCGTCATCCACTCCAAAGGCGTTTCGATGCAGGCCAAGGACCCGGCCGCGTATCCAGGCCACTTCGACAAGCTCGATCTCAAGGACGCCGGCGGCACCATGAAACAGCTGCAGCAGCTCATCGACTCCGGGCTTATGGAGGAGCACGACGGCGGATGGCGTCCGGTCTACGCGGAAGGCATCTGCAGGGAGCCGCGAGTGTTGACCGAAGAGCAACGCGAGGCGCGCAGAAAGGCCGGAAGCAAGGGAGGACGCCGCAAGGCGGCCAACCAGAAAGCCAAGCAAACGTCTGGCGACTTGCCAGAAAACAGCCAAGCAAACGGAGAGCAAAACAGTAGCGAGACAGGTAGCAAACCGTCTAGCAAGTTGCTAGAGGACAGCCAAGCAAAAACATGGCATAAAACCGATACCGATACCGATATACCCTCTCCGACCCCTCCCGCTGGCACCGCGAAGCAAACCGCCAGCGAAGCGCCGGACGCCTTCGCCGCCATCGCCGAAACCTACCCCGGCACCATCGGCGCGAAAGGCCGCAAGGCCGAACGCGAAGCGCGGGACCTCGTCGAGACGATCACCGAGAACCCGGTCCAGCTCGCCCGACTCCAATCCGCCGTCCGACGCTACCGGCGAGCCGTCAACGACGGCCACGTGCCACAACGGCAGGTCCCACGACTCGCCACATGGCTCCGCGACCAATGGGAGACATGGGCGCCGGAACCCATCACACCCACGCGCCAGCACAAGCACACCTGGAACTGCGAACACGTCCACCAGCTCATGGATCCACATGAGGACGAATACGACCACAGCGGCAGCCTCAGGGAAGGCAACCCTTCCAAGTGGTATCTCGCGTGCCAGGCATGCGCAGATGAACTCAACCAAGAAACCAGCAAGGAGAAGCAATGAGCAACTACCAAAGCAACGAAATCAAGCTCATCAACACCAGCCTCATCGACCCCCACCCGGACAATCCACGAAAGCAGATCGGCGACGTGACCGACCTCGCGGCCAGCATCAAAGCCAACGGCCTGCTCTCGCCGCTCTCCGTCGTACCCAACGGCGAGCGCTATCGTGTCATCGCCGGCCATCGTCGTCTCGCCGCATGCAAGCAGGCCGGTACCGGAGCCGTGCCGTGTTTCGTGCTTGACTTAGACCCGTTGCAGCAGTTGGAGGCCATGGTCACCGAAAACTGCCAGCGCGAACAGCTCACCGTCCTCGAGGAGGCCGACGCCATCCAGGGCATGCTCGACCTCGGAGCCACCACCGCCGCCGTCGCGCACAGGCTCGGCCGAAGCGCCGACTATGTGCGTGACAGAGCGAAAGCGGCGAGCATCAAGGCGGACGTCAGGAAGACACGTGACGACTTCGACCAGCTCACCATCGGCCAACTCATGGCCATCGCACGATACGACGGCCAGCCGGACCGTCAGGAACGCCTCGCGCACGCCGCGGGGACCTCGAACTTCGACTACATCCTCCACAACATCGAAGTGGAAGATCGCCGGAGCCAGTGGTTCGCCGATGTCTCCGCGCTCCTCGCCACCGGCACCACCGGTCTCAACGTCATCGAGGATCCCGGAGAGACCTTCTCGGATTCCGAATGGCATTACTCCGGCGCCATCTTCCCCGCCGCGGGCACTCCGGAAGAAACCATCGAAGAGCTCCGCAAGCAGAATCCAGACGCGGTCTCCGTCCATGAAGCGACGCAGACGATATACCTCTGGGATCGTCGTGATGCGGCCGCCGAAGCCGAAAAGGAAGCCCAGCGAGCCGCCGAACAGGCCGAACGCGACGCCCGCAGGCACGCGCTCGAGGAATACGCCGCCACGACGGCCGACAAGCGCATGGCATGGCTCCACGGCCATCTCCATGCCATCAAGCGCGCCAAGCTCATCGAGACCACGGCAAGGCTCGGACTCCTGCAGACAATTGACCCGGACCCGACCGGCTTCACCAAAAACCTACACACCTGGAACGACGCCGCATGCGCCCGGGAACAGTTCGCCGCCATCGCCGGCATCAAACCGGAACAGGCGCTCGCGGAACTCCACACGCACCTCGACTCACCGGACTGGCCGACATACGCGGTCATGATCCTCACCGCCAGAATCGAATGGTTCATCAGCCCAAATGACTGGGACTGGAGTGGCAACGACAACGTCAGCCGCCGCATCCCCGGCTATTACCTGATCCTCCAAGACCTCGGCTATGAGCCATCCGACGACGAGACCGAACACCTCGACCAGCTTGTTGCCGCCATCACGGAAGAAGACGAGGAGGAAGACGAATGACCAAGGAACAGATCAACAGACTCGCCCAACTCATCACCGACACCGCGGAAACCGCGGCGAACATCGAACTCCAGGCGCTCGCCGACAGCAAGGCCGATAACGGCATCGCCGCGATGGCCTCCGGACTAAGAACGAACTGCACTTCATGTCTGGTGCTGGTCAACGGCCTGATGCAGGAAGGAGCGCGTTGTGAGTGAGTTCGAGGACTCGAAGCGCATCGCTTTGGAACGCCAGGGCTGGCATTGCCTGCGCTGCGGGGCGAACATCCACGATCCGTCACGATGGCCCGGACGAAGCGGCCATCACCGTCAACTGCGTCGCGCGGCGAATCCGGATGTGCGGCATAGCCCCGTCAACATCATCGAGCTGTGCGGCTCGGGGACGACCGGCTGCCATGGGTGGGTCCACCAGCATGTGGCTGAGGCCGAACGGCTTGGACTGATCGTCCCGCTCGGCATAGATCCTCTCTCCACCCCAGTGCGCGACTGGCAGGGGAGATGGCTCTGGCTCAACCAGGACGGCACGGCCACGCCATTGACCATGCGCGAAACATTGACAATTCAAACGGAAGGAATGACAAATGCACGAGAATAACGGCAAACCGGAGGCGCTGCTGTGGATCGACTTTGAGACCACAGGCGTGGACAGGCGCAAAAGCCTGCCATTGGAGATCGGTATGGAATGTACCGACATGCTGGGCGAACAAAAGTTCGGATCATTGTCCCGCATCATCCGCCCGGACAGACTCGACCTCCTGTCCATGAGCCCCGTCGCCTTCTCCATGCACACCGACAACGGCCTGCTGTTCGAACTCATGGGAGGCTCCGTGCGCAATGACAGCATGGTCGTCGTGGCCAACGCCGTGGAGGAATTCCTTGACTCGCTCTCCCAGCGCTTCTCCCTCGTCCCCGCGGGGACCAACGTGGACTTCGACCTTGACTTCCTCCGCCGACTCAACCTCAACCCTGACGCGTGGCTCACCTACCGCAAATACGACATGGCCACCATCCGCCGACTCGTCACCGTGCTCGGCGCCCCGGATCCATACCAGGGCGACAGCGGCCCGCACCGGGTGAAATCCTGCATCGCACGCGACATCAAAGACTACAAGGCCATGCTCGAGACACTCGCCGTCAAGACGGGAGACCACAAGTGAGAAAGACCATCAGCCACCTCGCCGACCGGCTCGGAGACGCCATGGCCACGCTGTTCACCCTCCTCGCGCTGCTGCTCATCCCGCACGCCGTCATCAGGGCGATCATCGGACAGGCGCTCCACCAGTGGACACCAATCACGTGGCTCGCCATCCACACCGCACTGACCATCGCGGCGCTCGCCACCAGCCTCGCCAGCTACGCGATCGCCGCACTGCTCGCACCGCCAAGACCGGAGACCTACCAATGACCGAAGACCAGCAAGACCAGCTCGTCATCAGCCTCGACACGCAATACGCCGTCGCGCACGCCATCTACAACCGATTCCACGCCAACGGCCACCGCAAACACCTCACGTGGGAAAACCTCGACGACGACGGCCGCGAACCATGGCGCCTGATAGCCAAGGACGCGATCACCGAGATGCTGGCCAGCCCGGAGATCGGAGGAACGGCATGAGCCACACCGCGATAATCCTCCTGGCGCTCGCCTTCCTGATCGGCTGGATGGGTGGCCGGGAATGAGCATCATCGTCCCATTGCACAAGTGGCGGTCGGCCGACCCGGCCATCCTGATCGGCCGCCGCTGCATCGCCCGCACCGACCAGGACGTCGTCATCGACGGCCGGCTCGAACTCATCCGCCGGCCGGACGGCACCGCCACCCTCCGCTTCCAAGGCATCGAAAACGACATCATCGACCATGATCCGAACACATGTTTCAACAGCATGAGCGACGGCATAAGAAGCCTCGCCATCTACGGAAAGGAATGAAATGCACACCGTCAGAATCGCCACCAACCCACGCAAATGGCGCAGACCCGCACCCTGCCCGGCATGCCGCCAGTCACAGCCGCTCATCCTGACCCTCGGCGCCATCTACAAACTCCGCACACGCAAACCGGTCAACACCATCTACGGCTGCATCTGCCCCAACTGCCGGCACAAATGCATCCTCCACGTCGACGGCAGAAGCCTCAACAAAGCCATCCGCCTCTGGAACCACCACGCCAGCCACCATCAAAGGAACGAACAATGAGAAACACCATCTGCGCCGCCCTCACCACCATCACCCTCACCCTCTGCACCGCGCTCGCCGGATGCGGCGGCATGGCCAAAGCATCCACGCCGGCGCATGCGGTCAAACCCATCGACTCGCAATGCACCGACGGAGGCACCACCCACGGCTTCTACGAATGCGTCATCACATTGCAGGACACGCGAAAAGTGGACTGTGTCGTCTACGCATGGGAGAAGCAAGGCGGCATGTCCTGCGACTGGGATCACGTGAGCGGCGCGGACAAGGAACCACAGTGAAAATCTGGTCGCAATGCGGCGCCGTATGCATCGCTCCGGAAGACGACGAGGAACGGCAGGCGTGCGAAATCGCCGTCAACGCCCTGCTCAGATGGTCGGCGGAACACGACAAGGAAAAGGAACAGCAATGAGAAACAGCGACGCAGACATCGCCATCAATACACTCAACAAACTCATCGCCCAGGAATACGAGGCGGCGAGCGCGGGGATGCGTTATGGCAATCGATCTCTTGAGGAAAGCGCGTCGATTCGATACCACGCCTATCTCAATGCCAGGGACAAGATTCGGGAGGCGCTCGCCGATGCCATGGATGAGCGGGACGCGCTGAACCCGTTTCTGCCTCAGCGTGATGAGTTGGTCACGCAGGATATGCACACGTGCGATTTGTGTGGCAGGCGGGTGTCCAGTCCGGTCTATGCCGTGCATCTTGCCTATATGGATCAGGCGAAGACCGCTTCGGAGGTGTGTGCCGGCTGCATGTGGCGGATGAAGTTCCAGCCGGTGAGGGCCATTTCGTTGGACATGTACCGGCTGTTCGAAAGGTGGCTGGACGAGCAGAAGGAGACGGAGCAGTGAGTTGGAAATTTAAGGTAGTGCCGCTCACATACACGACCGACAGGGACGCATGGACGCTCACGCTGAACAACGCCGGAACGCTCGAAAGCCTGCTTTCCGAGGGGTGGAGTGTGGTACGGACCGACGTGCTGCCTGGACTCAATGGGAAAGGCGAGTACAAGGTACCGCCGAACACATGCTTCGAACCGTCACTGCCGCCGACGCTCGTCTACATCCTCGGTAAGGAGGCGGAATGATGCACGGCATCAGTCGTAACAAACGGCGCTCGCCGCATGCGTGCCGGAGCGCGGTCGGGATATTCATTTGCGCGAGCAATGGCATCGGTCCGGCGCAATACGAGGTCAGCCTGCGCAGGATAGAGCATTGCGTCATCTGCGGCAGGTGGTGGAAGATCTACGCCGTCTCGCCGTACCTGACCATCTGGGCCGAAGTGCCAGCCTGGATGATCTGGCTGTTCTGGCACAGAATCTGGAAGACCGGCCATAAATCATCCCACGGAAAGGAACCGGAACAATGAGCGAGGAAACACTCGAACCGCCACTGCCGCCGATCGACGCGCGCACCGAAGCCGTCGCCGAACGCCTGTTCGGACTCAAATGGGCGCTCCGCAAGGACTCCACCGAAATCATCCACGAGGAATGGCAGACCGCACCCGACTGGATCCACGACGGATACCTGCGCCAAGCCATCGAAGTGCTCGCCACCGCCGACCAAGCGCAACCCGCGAGCGCCGACGGATCCGATTATAAGGAGCGGATGCGCGTCGAATACCGTGAGTTGACCGCTCGTGCCGGCGGGCTCAGGGGCATGCTGCAGCGGTATGCGGATGGCACGCTTGACTTCGAGCCCGTCTGTCCGATCAGCCTGTTGAGCAGGCAGCTTGATGTCATGGATGAATACGCCAATCTGCTCCGCCATAGAGCCAAGATCGAACACGTCCACCTCGAAAAACAGGACTCCGCCACCGAATAAACAAAGAACCCGACCTTCCGGCCGGGCTCCTGGCATCACCACAAACCAGACTACACCCGCCGGAGGGAATCGAACAAATGAACGAACAAACCAACGAATCCCAACCAACACCAAACCAGACACAACCAGCACA